ACGGCGCATCGTTTTTTGCAAACGGCGCATCGCCCTCGGCGGTGCTGGAGCATCCGGGCGTGATCAAAAATCCGGAGCGTGTGCGTGAGGCTTGGCAGCGGGCTTATGGCAGCGGCAATGCCCACAAGACCGCAATCCTTGAAGAAGGCATGAAGTACACGCCGATTTCCATTCCGAATAATGAGGCGCAGTTCCTTGAAACCCGAAAATTCCAGATCGAGGAAATTGCCCGCCTGTACCGTGTGCCGCTGCACATGATCGGCGACCTTGACCACGCAACCTTCTCCAACATCGAGCATCTGTCGCTGGAATTCGTCAAGTATACACTTGATCCGTGGCTGGTGCGCTGGGAACAGGGACTACAGAAAGCGCTTCTTTCGGACTCCGAAAAGGGGCGCTATTTCATTAAGTTCAATGTGGAAGGTCTGCTGCGCGGCGACTATGCAAGCCGTATGCAGGGCTATGCGACTGCAAGACAGAACGGCTGGCTGTCTGCAAACGATATCCGTGAACTGGAGGATATGAACGCTATTCCGGATGAGGACGGCGGCAATCTGTATCTGGTGAACGGCAGCTTTACGAAACTGGCAGATGCAGGCGCATTTGCTGAACAGCCCGCTGTGGCGGAGAAAGGAGAAAATGCCAATGAATAAATTCTGGAACTGGGTGCGAAATGAGGACACCGGCGCAACCGAGCTGATCTTCAACGGACCGATTTCGGAAGAAACATGGTTCGGCGATGAGATCACGCCTGCCATGTTCCGTAACGAGCTTTCAAAGGTCAGCGGTGATCTCACCGTCTGGCTGAATTCACCCGGCGGGGATGTGTTCGCCGCTTCGCAGATCTATACGATGCTGCGCAACCATAAGGGCAAGGTCACAGTCAAGATCGACGGAATTGCGGCAAGTGCCGCTTCTGTTGTTGCAATGGCTGGTGACGAAACCCTGATCGCTCCGACGGGAATGCTGATGATCCACAATCCCTCGACGGTCGCTTTCGGCAATAAGGAAGCGATGCAGAAAGCCATCGAACTGCTCGATGAAGTCAAGGAAAGCATCATCAACGCCTACGAGGAAAAGTCCGGTCTGAGCCGCAGCAAGATCGCCCGCATGATGGACGAGGAAACTTGGCTCAATGCGAAAAAGGCGCAGTTCCTCGGACTGGTGGACGGTATTCTCTTTGCGGGCAGCGCTCCGCAGCAGAAAACGGAGGAAGAGCCGGAAGAAGATACACCGGATGAGGATGAACCGAAGGAGGACAATCTCACGGCAATGTCCTATTCCCGTGCAGCGACCATGCAGAGCCTGATGCAGAAGGTCTCGGCAGAACACAAAGGTACACCCGTAGATCAGCTGATGAGTCGGCTGATCCTGCTGAAATACTGATTGGAGGTATGTATAATGACTATTCAGGAACTTCGTGAAAAGAGAGCGAAGGCGTGGGACACCGCCCGCGACTTTCTCGACAGCAAGCGTCAGGCAGACGGTACGCTTTCCGAGGAGGACAGCAAGACCTATGACGCAATGGAAGCAACCATCGTGAACCTCGGCAAGGAGATCCAGCGCATGGAGCGTCAGGCGGAAATTGAAGCGGATATGGCGAGGGCTACCACTTCTCCCATTCTGACTGCGCCTGCCGCACAGAACACCGAGCCGGAAAAGACCGGAACTGCATCTGCTGCATACAGCGATGCCTTCTGGAACAGCATCCGCAACCGCAACTGGATCGATGTCCGCAACGATCTTCATGTCGGCACGGATACCGAGGGCGGCTTCCTCGTGCCGGACGAGTTCGAGCGCAAGCTCATCGAGGCGCTTGAGGAGGAGAACATCTTCCGCCAGATGGCGACCGTCATCAAGACCAGTTCCGGCGACCGCAAGATCCCGATCGTGACATCGAAGGGCGATGCGGTATGGATGGATGAGGAGGAGCAGTACACGCTCTCCGACGACACCTTCGGTCAGGCATCGCTCTCCGCATACAAGCTCGGTACGGCGATCAAGATCTCCGAGGAACTTCTGGGCGACAGCGTGTTCGATCTGCCGTCCTACATTGCCCGTGAGTTTGCCCGCAGAATCGGTGCAAAGGAGGAGGAAGCCTTCTTCATCGGCAACGGCACCGGCAAGCCTACCGGCATCTTCAATGCAACCGGCGGCGCACAGGACGGCGCGACTACAGCAGGCGCAAGCATCACCTTTGATGATGTGATGGAACTGTTCTATTCGCTCCGCAGCCCTTACCGCAAGAAGGCAGTCTGGGTGCTGAACGACAGCACTGTCAAGGCACTCCGCAAGCTGAAGGACGGCAACGGCAACTACATCTGGCAGCCTTCCGTTGCGGCAGGTGTTCCCGATACGATTCTCAACCGTCCCTACAAGACCTCCAGCTATGTTCCGGAGATCGGCGCTGGCAAGAAGTGTATGGCATTCGGCGATTTCAGCTATTACTGGATCGCTGACCGTTCCGGTCGTACCTTCAAGCGCCTGAATGAGCTGTTCGCCATGACCGGGCAGGTCGGCTTCCTTGCAATGGAGCGTCTCGACGGCAAGCTCATCCTGCCGGAGGCAATCAAGACACTCAAGGTCAAGAGTGGCAGCGGTGCATGATCACTCTGCCTGAGACAAAAAACTATCTCCGTGTAGACCACTGTGAGGATGACAAGCTCATCCTTACGCTGATCGATACGGCGCAGCGGCTCGTAATGGATGTTGGCAGAATGAATGAAAAGAAGCTCGCGGAAAATGAGGAAACCACCCGGCAGGCTATGCTGTATACTGTATCTTACCTCTATGAGAACCGCAACGGTGCTGACTACCACAAGCTGACACTGACGCTCCGGGCGCTGCTTTTTGCGCAGCGGGAAGGGGTGATCTGATGGAGATCGGAACGCTCAACCAGCGCATCGTCTTTCTGGAACACAGCACGAAGATAGACGGCATCGGCAACCACAAAGCCCGGTGGGAGGAAACCTTCTCCTGCTGGGCTGCCGTGTCCGTGAAAACCTCGACGGAAACAACGGATGCAGGCGTGACGAAGGAAGTCGTATCGCTGGAATTTACCGTCCGGCAGACACCCGATACCAAGAAAATCAATACCACCACGCACAAGCTCCGCTTCCGTGGTCTGATGTATGATATTTCCGGTGTGCTGCCGAATTATAAATCACTCGACTATATGAAAATCACGGCAGGCACACGGAAGGCGGGTGAACAGGATGACTTCGATTGATGATATGGCGGATGAAATCATGCGGGGGCTGACGGAATACGCCGACCTTGCCGATACCGCCATGAAAGCTGCTGTGAAAAAGACAGCGACCTCCGTCAAGAAGGAAATCTCCGCCAATGCTCCGAAGCGTACCGGACGGTATGCAAAAAGCTGGGCGACCAAGAAAACGAAGGAGAACAGCCACTCTCTGGAAATCACTGTTCACTCGAAAAACCGCTACCAGCTTGCACACCTGCTTGAAAAAGGTCACGCCAAGCGGAACGGCGGTCGTGTACCCGGCAAGCCGCATATCGCCCCTGCGGAAGCGCATGGCGAGGAAATGCTCACGCAGCTCATCGAGGAGGCGCTGTCATGACCTACGAAGAAATCAATGAAATGATGCAGGAGATCGGTCCACCGTTCGCCTATCATCATTTTGCCGAGGGCGAGTCTCCACGACCGCCCTTTGCGCTTTTTCTGTCGCCCGGTGAAAATACATTCGGTGCGGATAACCTGATGTACCACAGCTTCAAACAGCTTGACATTGAGTTATACACCGACCGGAAATCTCCGGAGGCAGAGGAACGGCTGGAGGATGTTCTCCGGCAGCACAACATTTATTACACGAAAACTGAAAGTTGGATCGAGAGCGAAAAGCTCTACGAGGTGCTTTACGAAATGGAGGTATAACAATGGCACTGCAGAAGAATAAGGTTAAATTCGGTCTGAATAAGGTGCATTGGGCGAAAATCACGGCATGGAGCGATGACGGCGTTCCGACCTTCGCAACGCCTGTGCGCCTGCCCGGTGCTGTATCCCTGAGCATTGATGCGAATGGCGAAAACGAGAACTTCTACGCTGACAACACCGTCTACTATGTCATCAACAACAACGCAGGCTACGAGGGCGATCTGGAGGTCGCACTCATCACAACCGACTTTGCAACGGCGATTCTCGGTGAGCAGCTTGACGCAAAGGGCGTTCTGGTGGAGCGCAACGATGCGGAAACATCGCAGTTCGCACTTATGTTCGAGTTCGACGGCGACAAGAACCACATTCGCCATGTGCTTTACTGCTGCTCGGCTTCCCGTCCTGCGACCGAGGGCGAGACTACCGAGGAAAGCAAGTCCGTCAAGACGGAAAAGCTGTCCCTCAAGGCATCGGCGCTGCCCAACGGTCTGGTGAAGTCCAAGACCTGTGAAAGCACAGACCAGACCACCTACGACAACTGGTACAATGCGGTCTATATGCCGACTGCTGCAACAAACAACAGCACAGGCACACGTTCCGCATCCACCAAATCCGGCGGTTCTGCTGCGGCAGCGACCGAGTAAGGAGGTACAGCATGGCTATTAAAAAGACGATCACTGTTGACGGCATCGAGGTTCCTTTCAAGGCGAGTGCCGCTGTGCCTCGCCTGTATCGCATCAAGTTCCGCCGGGATATCTACAAGGATTTTGCCGCGCTTCAGACTTCCGTGCAGGAGGGTGATGAGGAAGGTTCTACCCTCGACATCGAGAGCCTTGAGGTGTTCGAGAATATCGCCTACATCATGGCGAAGCACGCAGATTCGGAGAACGTCCCGGACAATCCGGACGAATGGCTCGAAGCCTTCAACACCTTCTCCATTTACGAGGTGCTGCCGCAACTCATTGAACTGTGGGGACTCAACGTGGAGACGCAGGCGGAATCTAAAAAAAACATCGAAAAACTGACCGCCCGATGACAACTCCGCTTTTTCTCCTGAGATGCAAACAGCTCGGTCTTTCTATGACTGAGCTGGATTTGCTGACGATTGGACTGATAAATGATATGTTCACGGAAAAGGAAAATGACGAATATGACGGCTGGCATGAAGTCGCTGGACAGGCGGATTTTGATTCCTTCTGATTGACTTTTTCTCCCTGCTGTGCTATAATTCTAGTATGGGGAAAGTGAGGCTTTCTACGTTAAATCGGAATTTGGAGGAGCGATTCTATGAGCATACGTTCCAAGGGAAGGCGCAAAATCATCGTTGACGGACAAACATATTTATGGTACGTTGCCTTAGACGATGAATCTCCGTACAATATTTTGAACATAGTATCATATGATAAATACCTGATCCTATCTTGTCCTCTCCAGACAAAAACAGAATATGTAATCAGCAAAGGCAGAGTATTTCAAGGAAAAGAAACGAAAGAAGGCTGGGATAGATACTTGCTTCCGTTTCATATTCCAGAAAGTATCACACCGAAATTTGTCAAACAAATAATCGTCTGGTCAACGCAAAATACAGATGCAGTCAAAATACAATGGAATAATGATCAAGGTATTCCTGTTTAACAACTTCCGATTTATCGCATGAACTGAATATACACTAAGCAGTCCTTCGGGGCTGCTTTTTCATGCCCTCACGGAGGAGGTGAAACCGCATGGCAAACAGAATCAAGGGCATCACCGTTGAGATCGGCGGCGATACAACCAAGCTGTCGAAAGCTCTGGAGGGTGTCAATAAAAACATCAAGAACACGCAGACGCAGCTCAAGGATGTACAGAAGCTGCTGAAACTCGATCCTTCCAATACGGAACTGCTCTCGCAGAAGCATAAGCTCCTCGCCGATGCGGTGACGGCTACCAAAGAAAAGCTGGAAACCCTGAAAACCGCTGCGGAACAGGCAAATACAGCCCTCGCCAACGGCGACATTTCGCAGGAGCAGTACGATGCCCTCCAGCGTGAGATCATCGAAACGGAACAGGAGCTGCAAAACCTCCAGCGTGAGGCGGAGGCTTCCGGCACGGCTCTTGCCAAACTCGGTCAGGCGGGTGAAATGCTCGAAAAGGCTGGCGACAAAATCGCCGATGTCGGTACGACACTGACCACTCATGTGACCGTTCCAGTCATGGCTGCTGGAACTGCCGCAGTCAAGACCGCAGCCGACTTCGACTCCGCCATGAGCAAGGTCGCTGCTGTATCCGGTGCGACTGGTGATGAACTGGACGCACTGCGTGATAAAGCCCGTGAAATGGGCGCAAAGACCAAGTTCTCCGCTTCCGAGGCAGCCGATGCCATGAACTATATGGCGATGGCGGGCTGGAAAACCGGAGATATGCTGGAAGGTATCGAGGGCATCATGAACCTTGCTGCCGCATCCGGCGAGGACTTGGCGACAACTTCGGATATTGTAACTGACGCTCTGACCGCTTTCGGCTTATCTGCTGCCGACAGCGGTCATTTTGCTGATGTGCTGGCAGCGGCATCTTCCAATGCGAACACGAACGTCAGCATGATGGGTGAAACCTTCAAATACTGCGCACCTGTGGCAGGTGCACTGGGTTTTTCTTGTGAAGATACTGCGCAGGCAATCGGTCTGATGGCAAACAGCGGTATCAAGGGTTCGCAGTCCGGTACGGCGCTCCGTTCGATCATGACCGCCCTTGCAGGCGAGGTCAAGTTCTGTGGTGATGCCTTCGGCGAAATGGAGATCGCAACCACCAATCAGGACGGCTCGATGCGTGAGCTGAACGACATTCTCGCAGACTGCCGTGTGGCATTTGCGCAGATGTCGGAATCGGAACAGGCATCGGCGGCACAGGCGCTGGTCGGCAAGAATGCAATGTCCGGCTTCCTTGCGCTGATGAATGCTGCGCCTGCGGATATTCAGAAGCTGGAAGGCGCGATTAGCACTTGTTCTGATGAGATCGACGGTTACAACGGTGTCACTGAAAAGATGGCTGCCGTCATGCAGGATAACCTCGGCGGTCAGCTCACCATTCTGA